GCTAGAGCTTCATCTTCTTACAAATTAAATGAGGGAATGATGGCAATAGAATCTTTTTCTGAACTTTGCAATGAAATGGGGACAAGTTCATCATCGAGAATAATAATGAATTTAATTACTAGTGAGCGAGAAGTGGATTTAACTATGAGAATGTTTGATAAAGATCAGATAGGTGGTGATAGGGAAATTTCTATACTAAATTCAGCCTTTAGGTTATTACAATCAACAGCAGAAAATTATTTCAAGATTCTAGGTAGAGAAACTGTAATTGATTTATTAGATGATCCTAATAAGGTATCCACTTTTGCTAATTCTGTGTCTAACTTCTTAAAGGAGAAAATAAGTGTATTTGTTACAGCAGATCAGACTAGATGGGGACCTAATTTTAATTGTGGAATGTTCGGATTATTAGCTTTAATGACTAGTGAGAAAACAACAGAATACTTTATGCCAGCTTTAGTATGTTTAATGTCAGAATTTAAAATTTTTGAGATGCCAGAATATATGTTTGAATTTAGTTCAATGGACAAAAAGGGTTACTCTCTACCTGGAAAAGTTGGAAGATTTCATATGGGTCAAGGGATATTTCACTACAGTTCATCTTTCTATCACTCATTAGTATTGCAAAGTATCAATGATATTCATTATACACTATTTAGACCTCCAGGCATAAAATATGATTACAGAGCCTTTTGTACTTCTGATGATGCTGCTAATATGTCTTGTGTAAGATTGGGAAACAATTCCAGTGAGAGTAGAAAGAAAGAAAGTCTTGATTTCTTAATGAAATTCTATGTGATATTTAGAGACACTTTAAAGTATTACGGTATTAAAACTAGTGATTATAAGAATATTGTTTCAAAGGACAAGATAGAATTTAATTCATGTTATTATTCAAAAGGTGGTCTTGGTTCAAATGATCTCAAATTTATATACTCTCTAATTCAACCTAATACTTCTGGAAATGTTTATAAGGATGCTATGTCAATTTATTCTACTTATGATATGTCAATAAATTCCGGTTGTTCTGATAAGGTGTCAATCATAATATCAAAGTGTAATATGTTAGTTAAAATGAGACAATGGAAATGCAGGCCACATATAGTTGGTATACCAGATGATGATCTTATAAGACAGGGAGTTGAAATTTTAGAGCCTAGTAATGAAGATTCTGACGAAATATTAAGATTCGAGACTAATGTTAGGTTTAAAAGAAGAGAGAGAATTAAGAACACTGAAATTGTG